CGTCTGCTACTGCGCGGATTCGGGCGGCTACCGCATTGTCTGCGTCTGCGCCGCCAAAATTCACATCGCCGATTGCGTTATCGACATAAATCGTTGCGTCATTTCTGTATAGACGCAAATCGGCAGTTGCGTCCACTTGGCCAATCTGCAAATAACCGTCCGCCACCAGCACGTTCCCCGCGCTGTCGATTCGCATATGTTCGACGGCGGCTGCACCAGAACCACCTCCAGCGGCTGTTGAAAAAACCAACTCCCCGCCGGGGGTGCTAGAGCTTGCCTCATTAACACATCGAACCGACGAAAGAACCCGCGCTCCTCCGGGGGTACTAGGGTCAGTCGTGTAAAATTCTAAACTGCCGATATTGCCGGTTCCGCTTGGCCAGTCTTTAGTATTTGTGAGTCGCAAAACCGGCTCGGTCGCATCGTGCAAATCGAGGAGTTTCGCTGGCGAGCCGCCGAGGCCCACGTTCCCCGACCAGTCGATGGTAAGCGCGGTGTCCAGCGTTTCGTCATTTTGGGAAGTGCGAAACACCAAATTTGTACTGGAGTTAGAGTCTGAAGCATTTCCCTTAACGGCAGCAATGCTTGCGCCAACGCTGCTAGTGCCGCTGTGGTGCGGAACTTCAAATTTTAGGCCGACTCCGTCACCTACCAATAGGTTTGTTGCTGAGTCTGACTCCGTGCCACGAATGATTGCACCGTAAACAGTTCCATCGCCGCCAGCCACGGTGCTGTTCACATCCAAAGCTGCTTCTGGCGTAACTCCCGCATCCAAACCAATGCCAACCAACGGAGTCGTGCCGCCGACATTTAGCTTGTTCGTGTTCAACTGCTCAATAGGCGTGACTTGCGTGACGCCAGAAGCAGACGAAGTGCCGTCTGCCGCACCAGCGCGGTCTTGCACCAGCGTCGAAATTTCTGGATTGCTGAAAGCGCAGTCGTAGTCAGCCACGCAGCCGATTTCGCGCACATACCAGTTGTCGATTGTTACGACATTGCTGGCTCCGAGACTATTTACTAAAATGAAAGTTGCCGCAGACGCTCCACCCTCCCCAGCGGTAAACTCTAGTTCATACGTCGCCAGAGACGTAGTGAGAATGCCGATAGTGCTGTAACCTTCTGCCGTACCGTTATGTAGGAGAATCTGTGGGCCAGCACTACCACCGGCATATTTCGCATCAAGCGTTATTCGGTATTTTTTCCCAGCAACAAGGTCGGTTGTAAGGTCATACGAGTTTCGCAAATAATTGTATGCGCCATTTCCGTTGTCAACGTAGGTAATTGCCAATGTGTTGCTGACATTAGCAATTGTGTTACTGCCGTATACCCCCCAAGAATAAGTCCCGCTTGTGAACACACTCGCCGCTGCGTCAACCAAAGAAGTCTGACTCCCATACTGGTCGGCAAACGGCACGGTGCTATTTTCAAAGCTCGCCGTTACCTCCGCGCTGGAAAGCGTCTTGTTCCAGAGGCGAGCGCGGTAGATTGTGCCGTTGAACAAGTTGGCGGCGGAACTGTAATACGAGCCAATAACTGCCGACGTACAAGCGTCGATGTTGTGTGTCCCGGCATTTACTATTGTGCTGACACTATTACCGTTATCATAAAGCGTCACCGTATCTCCAGAAACTGTGATAACAATATGGTGGACTTTTAAGTCGGCGAGCGGCGAAACCGTGAACGACTCCCAAGTCGAACCAAACTGAATTGCGAGTTTAGCTCCCGCTGTGTTTTCTGTCCCGATTGTAAATCGACCGGTAACACCAAAATCTATCAGATACTTGTACGTTGAGTCGTCCCACGAATCCGCTTGAATGACAAACTCGAAACTGAACTTCGTGCCGAGATTTGGCGGCGAGTCAATGTCGATGTTGCCAGCCGCACCGTCGAAGTGCAGACCTTGGCCATCGCTGGCGTTTACTAGCTCGCGGATTATCTCGCCGCCGCTGGTCGAGCGGTTGTGTGTGTAATTAACTATGCCCATTTGCTTAGTTCCCCATTCTGCCCGAGTACGAAAGATTGACCTTGCCGGTTCCGCTGGCTACCGTAAATGCGATTCCTCCGGTGTACCCGCTAAACGTCATCACGCCACCCGTACCATCGTAGTCCGCCGATCCCGCCGCCAGAATGCCGGAATACTTCTGGTCTGCCGTTGTGCAGTACCCCGAGGAACTGGAGGCATTTTCGGTGAGCCGAAAATAGACCGGAACTGTTCCCACGTTTTGTAGCATCAAAAATGCGGGTGTTGATTCCGTGGCTGTTGATGATAAAGTGGTGCTGCCGGTTGAAACCGACAGTTCTTTGTTCGTCGCTGCTCCGAAATTTGCTAGTGTATCATTTTGTCTTGCCATAATCTTTCGCTAAACTTCCCAAACCTTTTTCATCTGCCCCTTCGTGTAGCGGCTGCTCCACCCCTTCGGATTCATCTCGGCAGCTCGTAGTGCTCCCTTGACTTGCTCCTTTGGAGTGAAGGGAGTGACTTGCCCCCCGAAACTGAATGAAGTGGGAACATCGAGCTTGCTCCAGCTCCCTTCTCCGTCCGTAAAATTGTCGAGGCTAGGAGAGGCCAAGAACTCTTTGACCTCTCCCGTCTCGTTATTCTTGTAATCCAGTAAAGGCACTTAGGTCTTTAGCTGAATATAGTAGTCAGTACCGTCCAACTTAACGTGCATATAGCTGCCGGATGAGTCCGTTCTGCTTCCGTTATCTACTGCACCGTACAGCTCGATTTCCTTGCCGGCAATATCCTCAAAAGTAATCTCTTGAGTTACTGCTTTAGTGGTTTGCCTCTCGTTTTTCTTAGAGCTTGCCATAATCTTTACATTCCTCCTTTAGCGTCGATTTTAACCATCTCAGCCATTAGTTCATCGCGGCTTGGGCCTTCCACAACTTCCTCCTCAACGATCTCCTCCTCCGGATAAGCCGGCTGTCCGTTGACAGTTTCCATTGTGATTTCGACTGTGTCGCCGTCCACTCCTTCAACAGTTCCCTCAATAGTGAAGGAGACTGTATCGCCCTCAGACGGTGAGATCATCTCACCCTCCTCGTCAGCCATCGCAAGCGAGGCCATTGGTATTGTTACTTTTGGCATAAGTGTAAACTAGGGAGGGGGGTCAACCCCTCCCTAGAGGGTTAATCTTAGCTGTAGTTTGTACCGCTATAGACTTGAGCCAAGAACTTCGGCTGCAAGATTGATTGGCCGTAGTAGGTCTTGAAGCCGATAGTGGTGAGCTGTGCCAACGGGTCGGTCTTGTCCGGCCCTTGAGCAATCTGCATCTTAGGCCCGTAAGGGCTCTGAGAGGCCAGATCGACAACGCCATAGGCTTGATCACCAAACACGAATGTTGAGTAAACATCGCCACCAGACGCATAAGTGAACTGGTTGCCGCTGCCGTTATCAAGACGGTAGGAGTTGGTTGTCTCGATACACCGGATCCCGGCGTATTTGCCAACTTCGCCCTTCATAATCGAGCTCGGATCGCCGTAGTGGCGTGAGCTGATCCAATCAGCATCATTCTGAATGTCACGAAGCACCCGAGGATCCGCAACGGCAGTGTAGTAGCCGCCTGTGGTCGGAGCGTTGTTGACTTTCAGAGCCGTTGCAGTGTCCAGCAACTCCAGCCCCGTCATCACTTGCGAAGAGGTTGGGGCTGAGCTGTACCAAGCAGACGAACCCGCATAGCGAGCAATCTTGCCGCTCGTTGTAGAGCCGCCATTATCGCCAAGAGTGTAGCCGATTTTACTGTCCAAATGCAGAGCTGCATCTTGACCGTTTACAACCGTAGCTTGCTCCAGATGATTAAAGAGGGCTTGGGCGGTCAACAGATCCGAGATTCCAATGACTTGCCCGTACTGAGACAATGTCACGGCAACCGTTTGAAGCGTCATCTCCTTGTAATCGCCCGTAGCCCAAGCTGCTCCACCGTGGCCAACTCCCTCGGTAAGACTCTTGATATTCCCCGTCTCCGGTTCCACATAACGGAAGAATGTTACGCTATTCTTCCCCGCCTTTTCTGGTAACGCTTGCCGCTTGGCAAACTGATCCAGAACTAGATTCTGCGTAATCTGCTTTAGCAGTTCTTTGCTAAAGTACGCTTGTAGTGAACTGCTAATGCCAGTTGAACTGGTATCCGTAATTCCCGCCATAATAGTATATTCTAATTAATAGTTTGTTAAGTGAGCACAAAGCCCCGTGCATCAGCGTCCTTCACCATCTTCAGCAGTTCATTACGCTGCCGGCTCGGTGTTAGTCTGTCGAAGGATTCTGATCTCCCCGATTGATCCACGGTGCTCCCGTTCAGTTGCGTTTTCTCATTCAACTCCTTCAGCTCCTTCTGAAGCTTGGAGTTTTCCGTTTCCAAGTCATCCACTCGGTTCGCCTTAATAAACGCCTTTGCAGCTTCCACTGCATCGTTGATGCCTTCCGGGTAAGTGGCCAAAATCTTCTTTCTATCCAACAGCTCAGAAACGTATTTGTATAATTCAGAGTCTTGATCCTTCAGTTCCGGATTGTCCTTCACATTCTGGCTCAAGTTTAACTCCCACTGCTCCATCACTGTCCTTTGCGCTGCGAGGACTTTCTGCTGCTCGATAGTTTCCCGTGCTGTCTGAGCCTTTTCGGTGGCTAACTTGGCCAGATCGTCACGCCCCTCCTCTTGGTATTCTTGAGCGATGAGCTCGTAATCTTCCGGAGTGAACTGTGCCGCATCTTTCCGTTGCTGGATCTCGCTGAACGCATCGTTTTTCTGGGCTTCAAACTCGGCCTTTTGCTTATCCAGCTCAGCCTTTTCTGCTTTCACCCTATCCTTCTCTGCGTTGATCTCCTTCCAGCTCTTGTTAGCCCTATCTTGGCTTTTCTTTGCGCGGGAGTATTTTGACTTTGACTGTTCCTCGGAAGGCTCTTCAGCGTCCTTTACGGGCTCCTCAGCGGCCTCCTCGGGTTTGTCCTCAACTGCTTCAGTCTGTTCGACGGGCTCCTCTGCCGTGTTATCAGAGGGGGTGCTCACGGTTTCAGTCGCGGGGGCTTCGCCGTCAAAGGCGGCGATCTGCCCTAATAGCTCTTCGCGGCTAACGTCAACCTCACCAAACTTTACTGTTTCGGCTTCAGACATAAATTCAAATTCGATTAGGGCTCGTCATCCAAGCCAAGTCATCCGTTGCTCCGTTCACCTCCGGAACTCTTTCCGGTTGGCGAACCATTAGCCCGTCAATGCTGGCCAGTGCTCCCTTAAATCCAGCAGCCCAACCCGCTTCATAAGCCAGTTCCCGGCTGCCGGACGAGATTAGTTTCTCCATCTGGTGCAAATGCAAACTCAGAAGAGAACTATTTAATTTGCGGCCCGTCTCCGAGTTGAAGAATAGCCGTAACGCCTCAGTGTCTCCATCAACCCAATCCGCTGGGCTGGGGTATCCGTTGCTCCGGTTGAACGCTCTGAGCGTTCGCCATATCTGCATTAGTTTCCGCATCGGTTTGCTGTTCGTTTGCCGCTTGAGCTGCTTGCTCAAAAAAGTCGTTCAAATCCTTCTCGATCTGCCGCGCTGCCTTGGGATCCCTCTCCTTCAACTGCGTAACGTGCTCGGCCAAGTGCTGCTGTAACATCTGCCCCTCCAACGGTTGCGGTGCTGCCCCTTCATCGGCTCGCATCTGGATGTACTTCATCACTGTCTCGATATGCACCAGATCATCGTCCGACTTCTTCACCACAGCCGGGAAACCGAGCCGCAAGATAGTAATCTCATCGGCTTGATCCTCCGCTTGTGTTGAGGCCGATATGTTGGGGTCTTGAAAGAGTCGCTTAACCAGAGTGGCATCGTCAGCCTCCAGCACGCTCTTGCGTAGCTGTGCTTGATTGATAAATGCGTCTCCGTTGAACATCTCCAGCCGCATCATTGCCTTCTGGAAAAGGTACTGCTTGTTGACTCCATCAGCAGAGCCGGTTGGCATAATTGCGTAGTTCTGACTGAGAGCCTCTTGGGGAACTTGCTGGGCTGTGTCCAGATACCAGTAGTTTAGATCTGTCTTGTCGTACTGCTGAAGGAGGCTCCAGCTCATCCGGTACAGCTTGCCCAGACCAATCCGGAAGATTCTCATACGCAGATCTGTGCTCTGCTCGTAAAGGCTGCTGACGGCTTGCACCTCTGTTGCCGTTCTGCGCTCCGGAAATGCGAGAGTCTGGCTCAACCCAAAGTCCGGCGTGCTGATCCGTTGCTGGGCCACCTCCCGCATCAAATTCATCTGGGTATCGAAGCTGATTGGGGGGGCTTGCTGGGGAACCGGCTGAATGTCATAGGGCAATATCTGGCCCGGAGTAATCCTCAAGTTGCCGGCATTGGGGATCTCTCTGGCCGTCCTATACAAAGGCCGATTGTAGAGAGTCATACAATCGTTCTTTTCATTAAGAAGCTTGCACAGCTCAGACTCAAAAATAGCCACTTGCTCCACCACTCCCCGGCTGGAGTAATAGCCGGGATCCTTCACCTCATACGGAAAAGCTACAAAAGGGGGTTTGCCGTGATTGTAGGGGATTTTCATTGCCGGCCTCAGTTCCAGATCCGGCTGGCTCGGGCTGAATGTGCAGATCCTCCACTCGCCACTTTCCTCGCAGCGATAATAAACCTCCCAAACGATGATCTTGCCCTTGCTGTCGAAGGTTAAACCTTCCCGCTCATACTTGATCTCCTTGGTTTCCAGATCGCCGGTATCCTCGTCCAGTGTGCCAACTATCTGCTCCAGCACTTCCGGATCTTGGTTTAGCGTCTTGTTTCGCCGGTAAGCCTCCACTGAGTAGGTACTGATCTGGCAGATCCGATCCGCCGATTCCAGATCTCTGGTGTAAGGCGGAACAACCAAGTGCTGAGGATCCACAGCGAAATACTCCAACCTAGCTCTGGAGTGGCTCCAGATCACCTTGAGGATTCCCGTGCCGCTAACCAGCGTGCTGTCTATAGCACTGAGCACCTCAGTCTCCAGATTGCTCTTCTGCTTTACGCGATGATCAAACCACTGTGCCGCCGCGCTGGTGAGCTCGGCCACTTGGGGGTTGCTCGGGATGAAGCTGGCAATCAGATCTGTGGCAAAGAGCTGCTGAAAGTAATGAGGTTTGAGTTTCTCAATGATTGAGTCGCTCAGAGGATAATGTGCGTCTGAGGCTGTTGGCCACGGCCTGCTCTTTCTCCGGAGCCCGTGATGGCGCATTTCGTAAAACATCCTCTGGCGCGTATCCCAGAGGCTCCGATCCGCCAGATCTTGAAGTACAGCGGCACTTAGCTTTTCTCTGTGCATTTTAACTTAGAAAACTCTCCTCGTCATCATCCTCATCGTCCTCCTCCTCTTCAGCAAGAGCGTCCAGCCCCTCCAGAGCAATATAGTTGGCGTGCATATACAGCATTCCAACAATCGCCGGGAGGTTCATATCGAACTCCCCCCGGTATCGCTTTATCAGAGCCTCCAGATCCGAGCCAAAAGCATCGGTCTGCTCTTGTAGGGACATATAGGACACGACTATAGGCCGCAAAAAAACCGCCTCCCCCGGAGGAGAGACGGCTCACAGATATGATGCAACTGTCTTGGGGAACTATTTAAGCACCCGCAACAGCAGCAGTTGAAGAGGCTGCCCGGAAGGCTGGAGCAATGCAACAGTGCTCCGCCACTATCGGCTCCACTTGGGCCTCAAGATCGTCCAGCGTGCCGTTGTTGCTCAGCCGGTAATCAAAGCCCCGGAAGCTGTCCAGCTCGTTCTCGGAGCTGTGAACATCATTGAGGCCGGTGTCCCGGTCTACCCGGAGCATTATGCCTCCCACCGCCTTCACAAGATCCGCCTCGTTTGGAAACCTCACATCAGTAATCACCAACACTCCGCCGCCGGATCTGTATCGCTTCAGCTTGTTCCGCATCTTGTCCAGCCAATAGCTCTCACCGTTGTATCGGCGGCGGAAGTCTGCCCCCCACCACTGCAATATCGGCCTAAAATGCTCCTTGTTCTCCTCGATGTGCTCCAGATCCATCCCGGTAATGCCGGCAACCTCCTCCTTTATCTGATCACCAAAGGCAGCTCTCTCCGCATAGATCCCCGCTATCTTTCTAATTACCCTAAAAACCGTATCCTTCCCGCTCCTTTTCTTGCCAGAGACTCCAATGATCACTTGCTGCCCCCCTTCTCCAGCTCGTACTCCAGATCAACAATCACGTTCAAAGTGTCCTCAACAAACTGCCGCCCTTCTGGGCTGCTCTGTACCGCATCCTTAAAGCCCTTCCGATTTTCCTCCACCAGTGTCTTGGTGTTGTCCAGCTTCATCGGGGTCTTGCATCCAAGCATCAAGACGCTTGCGCTTAGAAGTACGGCGATCCACAGCCTCCTTCTCCAGTTTTGTTTTTTCGACATTTTTCGCATAACCAAAAGCTGCTTTCAGTATCTCCAATACCGTTCTAATTATTCCAATCATTCCAAGCTGATCCCCATCTGGTTTCGGATATTATTCTCTCCCGAAAGCTCTGCCAAGCCTTCGCCAAATATATCCGCTAATGTTGCCGATCTGGGAGTGTCATCCCTTAAATGTCTTGAGCTATAACTTGCCGCCATAACAAACGCATCAGCTCTGTCCGGGCTGCTGAAACCTCTCGCCCTACACTCCGCCTTGCTCTCCAAATTCAACTTGCCGGTCTTTGTCGTTGTCACTCTTCTGTTGGTCAACTGTGCGTGCAAAATCTCATCATCCGGCACAATCAGATCCGCCTTCTCAATCTGTCTCGCAGCAGTAAACCACATCTCTGCTGAACGGTTGGCAAACCGATCCGGTTCGTGTGCTCTGCTTCCCAGATTGATCTTGTGAGTTGGCCAGCCCATTTCCTCCAACTGCTGAGCCATCGGCAAGCCCAAGCCGCCGGCATCACAGAAAATCTGCTGAGGCTTCAAGCCGGCTCTTTCAAACTCCAGTGCAAAACGGCCACAAGCCGCCATAGTGTTCTTATCTCTCCAGCTCAATAGCTTGGTGATCCGGTTGCCTTCCCTTATGCAAAGCACGTTCTCATCACTGCCGGCTGCAAAGTCACAAGCCGCCACCACTTCACCCTTCTCTTTCCGGGGGGGATTCTCCAGACAGTGCATCAAGCTCTCCCAAGGGATCACCACGCTCTCCCCGCTCTCCTCCATAAACTCAGCCCGTATCATCGAGGCAATCAACGGATGACTAGCTCCCCACTTGTCTATCTGTTGATCCACCCAGCCGCCGGGGGAGCTGTCTATGTGATCGCAGTCGTAAGCTGTGACAGTGTGCAGCTCCCAGTGGTCTTGCTCCTTGCTGAAGCACTTGTAGAACTGGCCTTTACAGCCACCGGGG